GGAAACTTGCCGAGGAGGTGACGTGCGACATCGTTGGAGAGGCGTTGAACGACAAGGATGCGTTGAAGCGTCTTGCCGAGTCGCTGAGAGGAGAGAAAGGCATCCTTGCCCGTCTGCGTGACGCAGTGGCGAGGATGGGCGAGTATTTCAAGAACAGAGGCGACAAGGAAGGTGCGCGCAGGATGAAGGCCGCCGACAGACTTCTCGCAGAGTTTGAGAGTGCGTTGAAGGAGGGCGAAGGTGTGAACAGAAGTGCGAGAGAGGCTGAGAATGAAGCGGAGGAGCGGGAACTGAGGGACAACCTTGTGGAGCGTATGCGCAAAGGTGGACTTGACGTGGTGACTGATTCGGAAGAGATGCAGAGAGTCATAGACAGACTGAACGGAAGAGGGCGGTTAAGCGGCAAACAAAAATCAGCACTTGAAACCGCGATGATAGCAGCCGAAGCCACTAATAATGCCACTGTCATTTCAAGTGCTGACGGAACAATCTTGGAACACTTGCAACAAATTATGAGAATAATGAGAGCGAGGGAATAAGCATTGTTATTTCAAGCCACAAAAACAAAGGCTTGCACAATGACGGCAACGCCCATATCATAGAATATTCCTACTCAAAACGTGCGCTTGAAACGCAGAAGGCAAGCCTTTGGCCGAGATGATCCGTTCGGTATCTGACGCATTGGTTGGTGAAGAGTTCAAAGACACGACAGGCTTGGCCGAGCGCGAGGAGGTTAACAGCAGTTCAGTCCGTGAGCATCGTGTATACCACGGCAGCGGAGCGGACTTCGATGCTTTTGACCACTCGCATATGGGCGAGGGAGAAGGTGCGCAAGCTTACGGCTGGGATACTTATGTGACCGAAGTGGACGGTATCGGCAAGACGTATGCTATTTATCAGCCGCATACTATTTATCATAATACAAATTATAGGACTAATTATTAACTTTTAAAATACAAAATTATGACTAAGTACGAAATTGTCAAGGCTTTATCTAAATGTAGACCCTCTGAGGTGTATTTCCTTAGTGTCGTTTATCATAATTCTTGTGATTGTGATAGAGATACTATTCACTATGAATTTGTCTATGACCCTCAGTTTTCTGTTGCGACTGACAAGGTTAAGGATGAATTATTAAAAGTGATTCAGTCAGTTTACAAAATGCGTAAATATGTCGTGTATATTGCTTGCTCTTGTAAGCAGTTTCAAGGAAAATTCTATGATGTTAATAATCGTTTTTACACAATGAATAGTATTTCTGACTTTATAAGATTTTCAACTAAAAAATAACATTTATGAAAAAAACTAATTATTTGGTCTCAATTCAAGACCCTCGCCACCCACAAACCGAACCTTTTGTATTTTCTGCATCTGATTCAGACGTGCCGTTTATACTTCTTCAGTTTGCTGGATGTGTCGTGATTATTCGTGAACTCAAATCATTTTCTAACCTAAAACCCCAAAACAATGAAACCACAAGCGAAAAAGAATCTTGTTAAATGGTTAACTTACATCCTTACTGCTATACTCGGAGCGCTTGGCGGTAATCAATTGCCGCTTTAGCATATTTATTCATAGTTATTTTTTATCTTGCATGTTGACCTCGAAGTATCTTAAACGTTTGGCTTTTTGTCGCCACCCTCGGTATGTTTTCAACGGCTCTGAATATGTACTTGTTCGGTGTGGTAAATGTGCATCTTGCCTTGCCGCTAAGGCTTCGAGGTTTTCAATGCTATGCGAATATGAAGAAGCGTCTGCTAAATATTGTGCTTTTGTGACTCTTAAGTATAGTAATAAGTTCATTCCTAAAGCCCGTTTCGCTACTGAATACCTCAATGTTTCGTTCAATCCTGCTATTGATGAAAATGATATTTGTTCTGCTTATTGTCCTATCGTTTCGCTCTGTGAGCGTGATGTAGATAACTATGGTGAATTCATTAGTGAACAATCTTTTGACGTTTCCAAACCTATCGTCCCCCAAATCCTTTCCGCTTATAAACGTACCACTCCCCGTTCTAAATTTGGTAATCATCCCTTTCTTAAAGGTGCGTCTTGTATAATCGCTGATGACGGCTTACCTGCTTTTGGTTATGCTTGCAAGCGAGACTACCAGTTATTTCTTAAAAAACTACGTGCTAAAATAAAATATTATTGCAATGAAGATGTTCGCTTTTTTCTCGCTTCTGAATATGGTCCTAAAACGTATCGTCCGCATTTTCATGTTCTTATTTGGTTCAACTCAAAAAAAATTCTATCCCGTCTGCAATCCTATTGTCGTGAGAGTTGGCTCTACGGAACTATTGACTACTCCCTTAGCCGCCACCAGTGTGGAAGTTATGTTGCCAGTTACGTTAATTCAAATACCTCTCTCCCTAATCGCTATAGAGTTACGAACTCACCGCTTACCCCTTATTCGAGGCATAGCAACTATCTTGGTAGTTCCTTTTTTCAGTCTCGTTTGTCGTTGTTACAAGATAATTCCTTATCCCCTTTTACGCCATTTTTCGCTGAAGTATTTGGCAAAATGCGATATGTTTCCCCAACCTTGCAAAATTATTCTTCCTCTTTACCTCGACTTCCCTTTATTTCTCGGCATGATGACCGAGGAGTATTACAACTATTTGTTTCTGCTTCGCAACTCTTACGTCAAAAACCGCAAGGCATTTCCATAACAGAGTATTGCCGTATTCTGTACAATTCCGATATGCCGATTTCTCTTCGGTATCATCTTGATTATTTCCTATCATATTGCGATGTTCGCCCTGCTATATGTGATACTTCTACGTATCGTCCTTATACAACCCATATAAATCGCATGTCGTCTGTTCTTCGTGTCATTGATAAAGTGCTGTCTTGCTCGCTATGGCTCTCTACCTCTGTACTCGGTAAAGCAAGGGAATACCTTGCTTACCTTAGTTCCTCTGCACAACAATCTCTTATAAATATGTATCTCGATATGATTAATGAGGACTTCTCCGACTGCTTGGATTTACTTCCTTTTGTCTACGTTCAGTCTCTTAATATTGATGCTTATAATCGTAATCAGCACATACAATCTTCTCTTAATCTACAATTTATAGATTTCGTAAACTCTGAAAAACATAAAGCACAAAATGATTTGTATAACTTACTAATTTCTAAATAATTTACTATGTCAAAAAATTCTTTATTTCAACTGAAAGACACTCGCAACCATGTTTCACGCAATGGTTTTGACATGTCTTCAAAAAATGCTTTTACTGCTAAAGTTGGTGAACTGCTTCCTGTCTATTGGAAACAAGTTCTCCCAGGAGATAAGATTAAAGGCTCTATTCAACATTTTACCCGTACGCAGGCTGTACAAACAGCCGCTTTCACTCGTATTCGTGAGAATTTCTCTTGGTATTTCGTTCCTTATCGTTTGATGTGGAGATTCTTTCCTAACGTTATCAACTCACTTCAAGGTCAGTTGAATTCGTCTACGTCTCAAATTTCTCGCCCAAATTTGAGCACTATGCTACCTCAAACTACTTTGAGTAATCTTTGTGACCCAAAAAACTCTATTCTCCGCACTCTCGCTGTTCAATCTAATGCTGTTGACGCTTGCGGTTATGACCTTTCCTACAAAACCGCTAAACTTTTCAATTACCTCGGCTATTGCTATATCCCCGATTCTTACGTCAAGGCTTTACATGGTCAGACCCCTTCTACTACTACACCACCTTATAAGCAAGATTTAAAGGTATCTATTTTCCCCCTGCTTGCTTACCAAAAGATTTATCAAGACTTCTTTAGAGATTCCCAATGGGAGACGTTAACCCCAAATACGTTCAACGTTGATTACATCACGTCTGATAGTACTATGGTTGTCGATGTTCAGCCGTGGAGTACTGCTACACAGCCTTTTTATATGAATGGTATGTTTACCTTGCGATATGCCAACTGGCGTAAGGATATGCTTCAAGGTATCTTGCCCTCTTCGCAGTATGGTTCTGTTTCTCTTGTTGATGTCAATTCAGATGCTAATGGTAAATTGAATATTCCGTCTATTTCTTTCACTGGTTCTGTTCAAGGTCCTAATGATAGTGGCGCTTATGTTGATGCTAAATTTCATAATGCTACGGGCAACTCTGGTTCTATGCTTTCCCCTACTGACGGCACTTATTTTCAAGCCGGTAATGTTGTACGCACAAGTGGCGAATCTTCCTCTAAAACTGTACCTTTTACCGCTAAATTGCAAGGTCAATTTGATATTCTGACGCTTCGTAAGGCTCAAGCGCTTCAAAAACTTAAGGAAATCACACAAGCGCACGACCTTACCATTAAAGGTCAAACCTATGCGCATTGGTCTGTCGATGTTCCCGACGTTCTTTCGCAGGAATGTCTTTATCTTGGCGGTTGTGATAACAACATAGATATTAATGAGGTTGTAAATACCAATCTTTATGGCGCTGATAATAATGGTAAAGCCACTATTGCAGGAAAAGGCACGGGTTCTGACACTTCTTTCTGCTTTGATTTCGATGCCAAAGAGCATGGCATCTTGATGTGTATTTATCACGCTGTTCCCCTCCTTGACTATGAAAGTATAGGCACTGACCCACAACTTGTCAAAGTTGATGTATCGGACTATCCTACGCCCGAATTCGATAGGCTCGGACTTGATGTTTTGCCCGCTTATGCTTTGCAGAATACTAATGAGACGAAACTCGGTTGGACTGCTAACCTTGGTTATTGCTCTCGATATATCGATTTCAAAACATCTCTTGATAAGGTCAACGGAGGATTTTTGCAAGGTGATTTGCAGTCGTGGGTCGCACCTGTATCTCGTGATTATCTCAACAAGTTCACCATTGCAGGTCTTGACTATCGTTATTTTAAAGTCGACCCTGCAATTCTCAATCCTATTTTCGGTGTAGCCGCTGATGCTACTATCGATAGTGATAATCTGTTGATTAACTCTAATTTTGATGTCAAGTTTGTTCGCAATCTTGATTTCAGTGGCATGCCTTATTAAATCTCAACTCACAACTTTAGGTTTTGGTATATAGTTAACTTGCTATATACCAGCCTATTATAACAAAAATCTAAACTCACATTTTTATGAATACAATAACACCAAAGGTAACTTTACCTAAATCTATTCATCAACTTTCACCATATACTCCCCTTGAGAGTAAATTGTATGAGCGGCCTGTATATGAGGACTTAATGTTTGATACGGATAGTAATGGCTCTGTTATAATCAGTTCTTTTGATAAACTCATTCTTAATGCTGAACGCCTTGGCAACTTGCTTGGTACTGACACTGCACGTGCTGTCATTGATGCCGCCCGTGAAAATCTCGGTCGCCCCATTGCTGATATGTCTAACTATGATGACACTCAACTTATGAGTTTTATCAAATCTCGCAATATCCAAACCCCGTCTGAGTTGCAGTCGTGGCTTGATGCTATTGATGAGCGTCAAGAAGACATGAAACGATTTGCTGAGCGATATGAAACCTATTTGAAAGATAAGCAAAAAATTGATGCTTGGCGTCAGTCTGCTAAAACTGATTTTAAAACTGAATAGTTATGGCACTCGGTTCACTTGGAAGTTCCATTATCGCAGGTGGCGCTTCCTCTGTCATGGATATGGCTTCTAATGCTATTGGCAGTCTTATCAATGGACGCATCCAACGGAAAACTATGCGTGAACAGAATGCTTTCAACGCACAAGAAGCCCAAAAAAATAGAGACTATCAAACAGAGATGTGGCATAAGCAGAATGCTTATAATACACCTCTTGCCCAACGTCAACGACTTAAAGAAGCAGGTCTAAACCCGTATATGATGCTTAATGGTGGTAGTACGGGTAATGCCCAGTCTACGCCACAAGGTAGCCAAGCACAAGGTGCAGGCTTGCCGAATGCTCCTTTTAGTTTTGGTGATAAGCCTTTCGCTGCTCTCGGTGATAGCCTTAGCCAATATTTGCACGATAAGCGTCAATCTGATTTGGCTTTGGATATGCAAGCAAAAGCACTTGCTTGGGAGCGAGATAAACAGCAGAATGAGTTTAATTTTGAGCAACCTTACCAAGATGAGAAAGTCAATAATCTTCGTAAAGAAAATGATTGGTTTGATAGAAAGATGCGCCAGCAGTTGGACTTATGGGACGCACAACGTGCTTACTATGACAACGACAGGCACGTTTCGCATCTTATGGCAACCCTGCGTCTACCTCAAGAAGTTGCAAGTATCATTGCTGATATTGACTTAAAAAAGACACAAAACGCTCTTAACTTGTTGTCTATTAAGGAAAAAGAAATATTGCTTAAATTTCTTCCCGAACAACTTGTTGTGCAGATTGCTTTAATGGTGTCGCAAGGTCGGTACTATGATGCCCAGGCCGCGCTCGCTGATGTCACGAAAGATATAAAAGGCGTTGAAAAACGTCAATTGCTTGATACTTACGATACTATGGTTGATAGAATCAAATCTGAAAATCGCTACTATTCTGATTATTTCGGTGATGATAACAGCATCCTCGGTGCGCTTAAAAAAGCGTTCGGTGTACGCTCTAAGGGCGATATGTCTTTTGAAGCCGATATTGACCTCAAACACAGCGGTACAGAGAAGAATAAGGCTGATACTTATAACTCTGAACATCCAGTTGTGCAAACGTCATCCGATTTCATTAAAAAATGGGATGCTCCTAACTATGAGCGTCTTGGCGATAAGGATTCACAAGGAGGTTACCGCTTTGTGAAAAAAGGACACCCCTTAGTTGATTAGCGTAAGCCTTAAAGGTTCATGGGTTGTTAGGGTTTACCCTAACACAATACCGAAGTCCTCTGAGGTAGCGCCTCCTCCTTTAGGCGCTATTTAAAAGGATAATCCTCGGACGGAAGTCAGTTTTAACGGCTTCCGTCCGCTTTGTGTATCTACCTGTCTACTTTGCACGAAGTGAATTTTTGCCGCCAAAAATTCCTCATCTCTCGGCATAAATTGGCAAAGTGACAGAACGTATTTGGTGCGGTAGCAACCATAGCAACGGAGCAGGATAATGCGCAAGGCGCATTTCTGCGAGTAGCGTCCATTTACACACTTGCACTATGTACGCGCATGCGCGCGCGCGTTTACGTGTGTGCGCATGTGTGTGCATAGTAGCATGTGTGTAAATATACAAAAATCATAATACTTACTTATTAAAATTCGATTTTCCTAAAAATAATTGTAATTGCTCATTTTTTATAACTCTATGACATAGAAAGCGGTGGCTTTCTGTAGGCTCTTTGCGGATTATGTTGTAAAACATATAAAAAAAGTTTGTTTATTTAAAAAAGGCATTCTATCTTTGTGCCATGGGATTAATATTTTTAATCATATTATTGATTATCCTTGCTCGTGTCGCTTGGTCTGTTTGCAAATGGCTTGACCGACATTGATATTTATCATACTACAAATTATGGGAAAAACGAAAAGCCGGGAAAATATACCTTTTTTAGAACAAATGAGACTTATTCAACATACCAGCATGTAGCCATTGCGACTCCTAAACACAACGGTTTTATAACACACCAAACTGGAGCGGCTATATCTGCCTCGTAAAAAAACTTGAATACAAACTCAGCGGCATAAGTTGCCTCTCGGCTTATGCCAAATAAGCATTGGAGGGCATTGAACCTCATCCGAACCATATCGCCCATGGCAAGATTTACAAATGGAAGCGTTAAAGCAAATACCAATCTAAGAGATTCCGCCTTCAAAACACAGCCATGCGTGAAGGATAAAAACAGAGACGTTTTAAGCTATTTTTTCAGATAATACTCCTCAAAACTGTTATCTGTAAAAAACACGACAATCTTTGAAATCTTCTTTTCTTGCGGCAACTGGTTGACAATAGGCATATTCTGAGCAATTGACCTTGACTCTACACCCTTGAGAATCTCATTTTCCACAGGATTTGGACTGTCATACGCGAATAATTGATTCTCACAAGTTTGATTAGACGCGCAAAACTTAGGTTTTTCGCCTTCGCCAAACAAAAGCCACATCATTGGAATTTCCGGATATGTTTTATGAATAACAGAAATCACATCGTCACCAATTTTTTTGTTTTTTCCACTCAACATTTGTGAAATTGTAGGACGTGGTATGCCACAGGCATCCGCAAATTGAGATCGAGTCAAATTGCTTTCTTCTATAAATGAATTTATCCGGTCTATTATGTTGTCTGATTCGTTCATTATTGTTCAATTTTCTAAATACAAAGGTAGAAAAAACTGTTTTAAAATCCAAATTCGGGATTTAGTTCCTTGAATTTAGAATCACAAATTTAACTATTCCAATATACAAATCGACGCAACAGCATAATCAGCGCGACATAAACAAACACTTCATATTTATACAATTTATTTATTGTAAACCAAATTATTACGCATCGCTATTCTCGATAGCGGCTATTCGATGGTAATCTTTCCGTATGCTAAATATTTACTTTTGGTTTTACTCTATACATATTCTGATTTATAACATATTATGATAATAGCTAAAATTTGTTTCCACTCTATTGTATATCCATTTCATCTTCCCAAATCACGCACATTATCCATCTGCTCCCAATTGGCTTTTGAATATCGCTGCTATGTTTTTTCAAATTTTAATTTAAGAAATGAAATCATCAGGATGCAACAACACATCAAATCGCCTCAAATTATCCCCTATCCTATTCCCTCCCAGTTTTGGCTCCACCAATTCTCCCCTACCACATTTCAAAAACTTTTAATTTCCAAGCACTTAACCTTTCTCTGTTAAATGTTAGAGGACTTCAGATTTTAAAATTCTGCAGGCCCTTTAATAATTACTCAGAATCCGACAACCTAATTTGCATTAACTGAATGGTTGTTTAGTTTTTCTGATGTTCTTCATCCTAAATTTTGGAATCTCAAAATCTTTCATTTTCTTTGCGCATACTCATTTTGGACAGCAGGCGATATGGCAACGCACCAAATTCCGTTTCAAGATGCCAACCAAATGGCTGGGTTCATCTACCATCACGCTGATATGTCGCTCTACGAATGGCACATTACACAACAAAGAAAGGGACAGTCTTCTTCCTGTATTCGTAAACATTACCGATGGCAAATGCGGTGGCAATAGGGGCGCTTTGGATATCCCAGTTTCACCTCATTCTGTAGTCATTGCAGATCGTGGCTATTGCGATTTCTCCCTTCTTGACGATTGAGACAACAGGAATGTGTTTTTTGTTGTCAGACACAGGGACAACCTGCACTCACAAATAGAAGAACGTTTATTGCCCGAAACGAGGGCGCAAAATGTGCTCATCGACGAGATTATTGAGCCGACAGGTGAACAGACAAAGAAAAAATACACCAAACCGCTCAGACGCATAGCTATCTGGAATGACGAACATGGCTATGTGGTACAGTTGCTCACTAACAACTTCAAGTTGTCTGCTCCCACAATCGCGTAACTCTACAAGGCAAGATGGATGATTGAGATATTTTTCAGAAACATCAAGCAGTTGTTGAAAATAAAGAGTTTCATTGGAACATCGCGCAATGCTGTTGAGACGCAGATATGGACTGCTTTGTCAACGATGCTACTACCCTGCTGGCTAAAGCACGTTGTAAAGTACAAATGGTGGCTTGCCAATCTTGTCGTATCACTTAGATTGAACATATTCACGAATATTGAACTCAACAAGTGTTGAACGAGCCATTTACACCTCCGCCAGAGCTGGCAGAAGAGGAATAAATAGGGCCAAAAGCTTTGAAAGGGTTGTTATCTATAACAACTTCATATTCATCGTACCTAAAAATCGTTTAGGACAATATTGCGATTTGGGATAAAAAATATTGCCGCAATTGAAGAATGCCGAGTTTTTTATGCTAAATTTGCAATAAATTTTTAAACAATAATGACAATATAGGAATAATGAATCGATAGGTATAGGCGGATGATGCGCCCACGTTAATTGTTTGATTTAATGCGTATTGGTTCGTTATTCATCAACCGC